TATTTTAAATTCTACGATTGAAAAAATAAGCTCAGCGTATAAAATAACATTTGATAGAATTTATGTATTGCAAAATATGAAAAACCCAAGAGAATTATTGTGTACTTACAACGTAGAATACAACGAAAAAATAGAGTCTCTTCCTGGAACTATTTCAGTACACAGAAAAAAAGACACAAATACAATTTATACGATAAACGCTTTAAATGAAATAATTAAACTTCTCAATGATGGAACATTAGATAAGAATCTTCAAATAGATTGGAGCAATTATCAAAATACTCTTTTAGTAACTGATTCAACAGGACTGAAAAAAATACCAACTAAAATTTATAAAATAATAAACGTATGAGAGAAAATACGCTCATAATTGGAACTTTGTATAATATTATTTGTTTAACTATTAAATTTGATTTTAAACCATTATTTGCTACGTTAAAGGTTACGAATTTATATTAAATTAAAAAAAATTAACCTTTAACTTTTTTTATTAACTATTAAATAAAGGAGAATTATTATGACTACCATTAACATGGACGTTGTAAAACAACGTCTCGCATCACTTCAGCAAAACAACAAAAAATCCAGTTTACTTTGGAAACCAACCCACGAAGAACAAACCATTAGAGTTGTTCCTTACAAGTATAGTCCTGGAATTCCATTCATAGAATTATATTTTCACTATGACATAGCAGGAAAAAGTTACATTTCTCCTGTGTCGTTTGGTCAACCAGACCCTATCATGCTTGTAGCTCAAAAACTTAAATCTACAGGAGATAAAGAAAACTGGAAAATGGGTAAAAATTTAGAACCTAAACTACGCACGTTTGCTCCTATTATCGTAAGAGGAAAGGAACACGAAGGAATTAAATTCTGGGGATTCGGAAAAACTATATATGAACAACTTCTTTCTAATATGGCGGACGAATCTTGTGGTGACATAACAGACCCAATAAAAGGAAGAGACATAGTGGTCTGGACTGTAAAAGAAGAAGGAAAATCCTTTGAAACTCCAAAAATACGAATAAAAATGACTACATCAAGAATATCTGATGACGGAAATATAGTTAAGAAAATAGCCAGCGAACAGCCTGATATTAAAGAAGTATGGGAACTTAAAACTTATGAAGAACTCGAGGATGCTTTAAAACGCCATCTTAATCCAGAATCTGAATCTAATGATGAACAAAAATCAGAACAAAAAGATTCTGGTCCACAACCATCATCAACCAAAGAAGAAAAAGGATTACAGCCTGTTGATGATATAGATGAAGCGTTCAGAAAAGCATTTGGTGAATAATAAATGGGGAAAATTTCCCCATTTTTTATTTTATAAAAAGAGAAAGGAATAAATATGGAAACTACTTATACACACCATTATTATCCAGTTTTGATAAAAATAGAAAAAAATTCTCGTGGATACAATTATGAAGTATCCAATGCACAGTCTCCCTCTGAAGCAATAAAACTTTTAAAAGAATTGGAATCGGAATTGAAAAAACTTGAACATTCTGGAGAAATAATATGGCCAAACGAACAACAGAAAAACAAATAGAAGAAAGAAACAATGATTTAGTTACAACTTTGGCTGAATCATTAAATACTGAATTTAAGGATTTGGGAACTATTGCTTATTTTATAAATGGTGATACTCCAACAGACGTAAATGAATGGATATCTACAGGCAGTTCAATGTTAGACCTAGCTATATCTAATAGGCCTCATGGTGGAATTCCAGTAGGAAGAATTATAGAAATAAATGGGCTCGAATCCTCAGGAAAATCCCTGGTGGCTGCTCACATTTTGGCCGAAACTCAAAAGAAAGATGGAATAGCTGTTTATATAGATTTAGAAACAGCGTTGAGTAGAGATTTCTTAGAGGCTATTGGAATTGATGTTAGTAAAATGATTTATATTCAGGTTGATACAGTAGAACAAATTTTTTCAGTAATGGAATCTATCATTAATAAAATTCGAGAATCCAATAAAAACAAACTTGTTACCATTGTAGTAGATTCTTTAGCAGCAGCTACAACATCAGGAGAAAAAGTAAGTGATTATAATAAAGAAGGATGGGCAACTGATAAAGCAATCATAGTATCAAAAGCATTTAGAAAAATAACTCGTCTTATAGGAAAAGAACGAATATCTGTAGTTTTTACAAATCAATTAAGACAAAAATTAAATGCAATGTTTGGAGACCCATACACAACAAGTGGTGGAAAAGGACTTCCATTTCATTCTTCAGTACGAGTACGATTAAAAACATTAGGTCAAATAAAAATGAAAACTCAATATGGAGAAGAAGTTGTAGGAATAAAAGTTGGAGCAACTGTAATTAAAAATAGAGTAGGACCTCCATTTAGAACAGCAGATTTTTCTATATATTTTAATAAAGGAATAGATGATTATGAAAATTGGCTTGAAATTCTTAAAAGTGTAGGCTATGTCCAAAAATCTGGTGGATTCAAAATGCTCAATGAAAATGGAGAAGAAATAAAGTTTAAACAAAGTGAATGGTCAGCATTATTAATCAATAATGAATCACTACGGAATTTTATTTATGATAAAATTTGTAATATAAAAATAATGCATTATAAATCTGAGTCTGATATAGGAATAACAAGTGATTCTATTGATTCAACTGAACCAGACGATGAAAATGTGTCGGGTGTAGACATAAGTAATATGTCTGAGGTAATAGATGAATGATAAACATAACTGATTTATTAAACGACATACGGACTGAAGCATTATCAGAAAAACATATAAATTCAAAAGTTCTCATTGTTGATGGAATTAATAATTATCTAAGAGCCTTTTCTGTAAACCCTGCTATGAATGACGATGGTACTCACATAGGAGGAATAGTAGGGTTTTTGAACACAATAGCATCTGCCATAAAACAAATAAATCCAACTCGTTGCGTAATAGTATTTGATGGAAAAGGTGGAAGTGTGCGTCGTAGAAAATTATTTCCTGATTATAAAATGAATCGAAAAGGATTAAGAGTTAGACTTAATAGAACCTACGATTTTTCTGATGCTGATGAAGAATATAAGGAATCCATGAGACAACTCATACGACTATCATATTATATAGACAATCTTCCATTAACCACAATAATGCAAGAAAATGTAGAAGCAGATGACGTTATTGCTTATTTGGCTACTGAAATCTTTACTGAAGACGTAGTGATAATGTCTACTGACAAAGATTTTATTCAATTGATAAATGATAGGATAACAATTTGGAGTCCAGTAAAAAAGAAATTATATAATCCGGTGTCTATTTTAGAAGATTATAAATTTTGTCCATCAAACTATTTATTATTTAGAGTAATTACCGGAGATAAAAATGATAATATTCCAGGAATAAAAGGAATAGGAGAAAAAACTCTTTTCAAAGACATTAATATATTTAACGAAAGAATCAATGGTTTCGATTTTGATGAATTGATTGCGTCACTGGAAAAAAATTCAGAAAATAAAACAATACAAAAAATGATTGAAAATAAGGAAACTCTTTATAGAAATTACAAGTTGATGAAGTTCGGTGAAATTCAAATGGATGGGAGTACAAAATCAATAATAAGAAATATAATCAATAGAGATGTAACACTAATTAATATTTTTAAAATGAAACAATTGTTTCTCGAAGATAAATTGTATTCCTCTATACCTAATATTGATTCGTGGATTTCACTTAACTTTAATAAACTACAAAGTTATGCTCTAAAATATAAAGGACAACATGAATCAGAAAACTTTGAGTAATCTATCCACCTATGGAATAATCTTTCAAATAAAAACCGTCACTTGTTTATTAGATGTTGAATTCATTGACCAAACATACGACATATTAAATATTGAATATTATAATTCAGATTCTTTAAAATGGATTATAAAGAAAATCATTTCATATTATAATACATATAAAACTTCACCAACAATAGATGTATTTAAATCAGAAATAGAACAAGATTATTTAAAGCGTGAAATTGACGATGTAATGAAGTTGGCTATAATCGACACTCTAAAGGCTGTGTTTAGAGAAAAAAATGCAAAAGACCTCGATTATATAAAAGACAATTTTCTTATTTTCTGTAAAAATCAAGAAATGATAAAAGCAGTGAATGATTCATTACAACTTATAGATGAAGGAAGATACGACGAAATACGAAGTAGATTTGATGCTGCTCTTAAAGCAGGAGAAAAAAGAGACATAGGAGTTATATGGAAAGACGATGCCTTTTTCCAACGACGTGTTACTGAGACTCTTAGAAATGTCGTCGAAACTCCATGGAATACCATAAATTCTATAATGGATGGTGGACTTGGAAAAGGAGAATTGGGAGTTGTCATGGCTCCGGCGGGATTGGGAAAATCATGGATTTTAGTCGCAATAGGAAAACACGCTGCATCAAAAAACAAGAACGTTCTACACTACACAATGGAATTATCAGACGATTATGTGGCTCTTAGATATGACGCCAATGTTACTGGGATTTCTTCTACAGAAATAAAATTTCATCAAGAGGATGTCAAGAATGCTATAGGAAAAATCCAAGGAAATGTAGTAATAAAATCCTATCCAATGAAGAGAGCAACTATTGATAC